ATTGGTGCAACGAATCGTGCAATTACTTGTCCGCTCTCATAGATACCATACATTATCTTCTGAATCCTCTCTCATGATTTTGATTATTAACACCTGCAGCGATCTGAGGCATCATTCCGTAGATTTCCTTCTTAGTCTGTCTAGAAATGTCTCCAGTAACATATAGATTAACTTCAGTCTGGTTCTGAGCAACAGGCTGGACAGTTACTGGCTTGGAACTTTGAACTAATCCGCCAGTTGCATATTTAGATACGCGACCTTCATTGATAGCAGTTAATAGTCTTAAATTATTCTTAGTAGCCGCTGCATTAACAACATATTCTCCGGCTGAAAGCATTGCTGGAATACTATCAGAAGTTCCAGTACCAGGACCAGAAACTATGCCTCCACTTGCATAAGGGATAGTGGCAACCGTTATTAAGGCACCTAAAAGGCTAACAATCCCACTCAAATATCCGTTAAGCATGAATATCATAGCATTGAGTTGAACAGTAATAGTGGTTAACAAAGCAATATCAGTGACTGCTGTAGCTGCGGTAACTGCAGTACCAATACCGAGAACGGCTTTAAATGTGTCAAAGAATCCTGCGAAAAGCCCTACTGTTTCTGTAGTTTTTTCAATCCCAGGTTCTTTATCCCCAGAAGGCTCTTCTTCAGTACCCTTTCCACGACCAAACAGACCGGCAATACCTGGGAAGATATTCTCAGCACCGCTAGTAACTACCGAACCAATACTACCTAAGAATGATTCAACAAGACCACCAGATTTAGCGACGGAATTGACTAAACCATCTACGAAATTCTCAATGACAGCATCGGTGATATTTTCTAAGATGTTATCCAATGACTCACTAACACCTTGATCACCCTTAACAACAGCAGTTAAGTTTTCTTTGAAATTTCCGATAACCGTATCAGAAAAAGCTTTTCCAATACCATTCAATCTTTCTGCATTATTGTATAATGATTCTTCAATTATATCAGTAACATTAACAAGTGCAGTATCATATTTCTCTTGTGCCTCTTTAAAAGCTTTTTGAGTAGTATTTCCAGAAGTGGCTAAATCTTCTAATGCTTTCTTTGCGATGTCTAATTTATTAAACTCTTCGAAAACTTTAGATAACTGCTTTGGTGTAGCTCTATTTAAAGTTTCAGCATCTACGATTCCTGAAGCTAAGAGTTGTTCCTTCTTAGTCTGAGGAGCCGCTCTTCTCATCGTTGTCGCAATCTGTTGAAGAGAACGTGTATTGTTCCTTTGTAGATTATCACCTTGAGGTTCATCAAGAAGTACTTTCGGAATGTCTTCACCAGCTGTCTTTTCGCCAATCTGTTTTCTCAAAACATTTGTAAGTTCTTCAATTCTATTAGTCAAGATCTCTATAGGACTTTTTAATACAGACTCATATTTGGTATTTCGAACTTGTCTACTAACAGAAGTAAAGACATCCTCTAAAGAAGCGCCTGAACGTAACTTCGCTATCTCATCCGCAATAGACTTTGGTAAATCACGTTGATCAGATAGATTTGTAAGAGCGCTGAGTCTAGACGCATCTCCTTCAAGTCGTTCTTGTTGACCTCTCGGTAATCGTCTAAATTGCTTAAGAGTAAGAGGATATTCAGGTATTGCTTCTTGTATAATTTCAAAACCTTGTTTGACGCTTCTCGATAAGAATTTTTCAATTTGTTCTTCGGCATTTTGAAAAAGGCGTAATTGGCCAATTCTCCTCTTCAATAAAACATAAGAACTATATATCGATTCAGCTGAATTACCTAAAATAGATACACCAGTCTCAGCAATATTTTCAAATTCTAACTTGAAGCTTAAAGCGAGCTTAGATAACATTCTGGTGAAACCATTATTTAATTTAGCAAAAGTCAAGTCAGAGAAGTCAACGTCAAATATTTCTCGAATGAGATCTTTTCTATTACCATATTTTAATACAACATTCTCTAAGAAATCATTTAATTCTAATTTTAATCGCTTTATCTCATTACGATACTTTATTAAACCTGCTGTACCAAAATTCTCTTCAGCATTCTTTTGACTTTCTTCAAGTCGTTTAATTTCTGCAGCATAACTTTTAATACTAGCAATTCCTTCATCACTGAAAGTTGCTAAGTCAGACTTGCTTATATTGAAACCTAAAGAATTAATACTAGATATAACACCATCCACATCATCAGGTAGTCTATTCAAAACTTTCTGCAGATTGAAGAATTGTGTAGCATATTTTCTTATAGCATCTGCATCATTGGCTAAAATAGCACTATTTAATTCTATTTGCAATTCGGTCAATCTTGCAACGCCATCTTGAATTGCTTTAAATCCTTTTCTTCTAACCAGAGTATTGAAGTCTAAGCCTAGTGTACCAGCAGCTGATTCTACCTGCACAGCACTTCCACTAAAGACCTTTGATAGTCTTAACTTCAAAGCCTTAGCACGCGCTTCTAATTGACCTCTATCTCTTTGTGTGTCAGGAAGAATATAAGGAGCATTTGCAAAGAAATCCGCTGGTAAGGCTTTTGCAGCTTCCGCAAAGAAAGGAACGCCATTTCGAGTATAACTCGGACCAACATCTGAGCCAAAGGAAGTAGCAATCTGTTGACTCAATGCTTTATCGGTCTTGAGATTAACTAGTTCTTCTAAAAGTTCTCTAGCTAAGCTCTCGCTCAATCCTTTGAAGACTCTTGTATCAAAAGAAATACCTTCCAATTCTGATTCTATTAAAGAACCTAACTGGAACTGATCTTTAATGTTATCATATAAAACTGAACTTTCGGCAAATTCATTTGCACGTCTCTGTAAATCTTGAATGGTTTGTAAGATTCTATTTCTCTCAGAAACATTTTGAACGTTCTCTAAATTCTTAGCTAACCGTTCAGCTTCTTTAGACAAGTCTTCTAATCGTTTAAGAGCAGTATCGTTCTCAAGGAAAGTTCCTCTGAAAGAAAATTCAATTTTAGCTTTCTTAAAATTCTCACCCATCTTTAAAATTCTAGAATTAAAATATTTAATTCTTAAGGATTCTTCTTCAAAAGTAAGTTGATCTAGCATACCTTGTTCTAGTTCTGTAGATATGCTTTCTAATTGTTTCTCTAATTTGTACAATTCGAAACCAGGACCTGAAGAAAACAGTCTATTAAACCATTCTCCAAAAGTATTTCGTCTATCAAGAACTTGATCTGTAATTCTCAAATAGTCTTCTTTTAATTTAATTACTGAATTATCCAATTTCTCATTGGAGATAGTAATTTCTTTTGTCTTATCATTTAAAGTCTTTAGTCTCTTTTGTACAGGATCTAATGAACCAGAATAAGCATTGTATTGAGTACTTCTAGCAGCATTAAGTTCCTTCAGCTTCTCAGAATACACACCAACTAATCTATCATTATTCGATTCTAATGCTGATTCAATACCAATCTCATTTATAGAACGATTAAGATAGAATAGCATATCACTAGCTTTCTGCCCTATGAATGCAAAAGCTTTGCCCCAATGAGTCTGGGGACCTTCTGCAAATGAAGCCAGTTGTTCAGAAAACTTTTCCGCATCAAAGGCTGTATTCTGAGCTAATCTCTTAATTAAGAATCGATAGCCATCTATGGATTTCTTTAATGTAGCTTGTCTGTTTTTATCGAACTGGCCAAATAAATCAGCATCCCTACCTTGTGTAAATAACTCTCGAAGATCCTTTTGACGATTTTCTAATGCTTTCTTCTCTGCCTTATTTAATCGATCAAAATTGATTCGTTCATACTCAGTAAACAGAGCATCATCAGGCTTAAGAGCAGCAGTGCCTGTTTTCTTTAAGAATTCAAGCTGTGCTTTACTCAAAGCTGTAGCCGCTTCTTCAAAAGGCTTAGCATAGTCAATATCAACAAAAGGAATAAGATTTGCTACACCAATGAAAAGATTCTTAATTCCAGTCCAGACTCTTTTTACATCTCTCTGGAAGTTACCAGGTTCACCAAATAACCAAATCAAGAATAATCCTGTACCAGCAGTAAGCCAAGAAAGAGGAGACAAGAATAAGAATTTAAGCGCCGGATACACAATCCTCGGAATCAATACAGTAAATAACTTACTAAAAGTAAATGAGAATACCTTCCACATGCCTTGGTAAAAGCCTTTCCCTAAACTTGAGGCTAGGATTGCACCATAAAATGCCCAATCCGCTCCACCTATTGCTCCACCTACTGCAGCACCAGCACCGAGTGATAAAATACCACCTCCCAGTGTGGCCCTTCCCTTCTTTATTTTCTTGAAGGAAGTTAATACAACATTGGTAAAATCATTTATACTCTTAACAGAGAACGCAGCGCGTATAGCTACACCTGAAGTTATAGCAGTCCTCACTAACATATAAGACATTGCAGCAGTTGCAATACCGATTGCGATCAGAGTATCATATATAATACCTTGAATTGGATTATTCTTATGAAAATCTTTAATATCTGTGAGCAATCTTTCAAGAGCATTAGGACTTTGTCTACTTTCTCCAGATGTTTCGGAGGCAGAGGCCTTAGAAGATATCAAAGACAAAATAGATAATAATCCACCAATTATAAATGCTTTTCCTTTCGGACCATAAAGGTATCTACCTAGAAAACCACGCTTACCGAGAGGTTTAAGAACATTATCAGTAAATGATTTAAAACGATTTTCTGCGAATCCAAGAACACTGTTTAATATAGTAGCGCCTGCACGTCCTCCCTGACCTCCGTTAAATATAGAAGTCCAAATAGACTGTGATTTCAAGAGTGTGAAGAGTTTGAAGACCCACTTCTTTGCAAAAGCATAAACTTCTGAAAAATTTTGCTTAATTCCACGAATAGTTTCCTTAGTATCAGAACCGAATAAAGCACGTTGAATAAAGGTGTATACGAAGGGTAAGATCTTAGTAGAAAATAAATGGGAGAATCCTGACACTGCTCCTCTCACCACATCTTGCAACCATACGAGAGCACGAGCAGTAGCTGTAGTTGGATTACCAAATAAAGAATATTGAAAACCAGATGTAAGGGGTATCATGCTTCCTAAATAACCAGATACTGCAGCAACAGCTTTCTTCACGTTATCGATTACGACATCAACACCCTTCTTACCAAAGAAGAATAACCCAAGAAAACCGCCAGTAGCGGCTATATGAACTAAGTAAGATTTTTGAAAAATAGAATCAAAAGCCCCAAAGAATTCTAGGATTAAACCTAAGGCACCAACAAGACGTAATGGCCCTAATGTTCCAAATAAGAATGATCCAATTATACCTTTATTGAAACCACCTTTCTTATATTTCTGGACCATTTTGTCCATACTTCTCTTCATATCGTCAAAGTTATCTTTACCCATTATCATTCGGGCAATGCTCGGTACGACTGCTCTACCGAATAAGAAAGTCATGAGCAATCCAGCAGTACCAGAAAGACCAACAAAATCTAGACCTGAAAAGATACCACTTACAATTCTTTTAAGAACAGGAATTTCTTCTAAAAATCCTCTAGTAAATGAAGAAGCAATACCAAACATAGCATTAGCAATTTCTGGTATTTTCTTAAAGAATTGATCAAAGAAATAACCAGCCGCTAAACCTAACCTATAACCTAGGCTATAAACTAGACTACCACCTGTTAATGCAGCACCAAATTTCTCAGCTAATAAAGTACCAGTCGTTGCAATAGAAGCAATTAAAGCAGCCAGTATAGCTGTCTTGATTCTACCTACTGGGAATAATGAACTAACAATCACTGTACTAACGCCGAGAAGGGCAACTCTCATTATATCTGGAAGAGTTCTGAACAAGATTACTATCTTTTTCTTAAGAGCTATTCCGAAGTTTAATAAAGATTCCCCAAAACTACCTTCCGAAACTGTAGGAACTTCTAAGTCCTCTCCAAAGGAGAATGGACGTATTTTAAGTTTGTCTACTTTGTTTGTAAGCCTTTGGAACATATTAATAACATTAGATTCAAAATTATTAAAATATCCCTTAATGCTTGGCCATAGTCCCTTTGCATCTTTTCTAATTTGATGAATCATATCAGTCCAATAAGAATGACCGATAACTTTGTCATAGATATTTCTAAAAATTTCGATTACGTAGTCTTTAAATTTAACAAGATTGTAATAAATATTATCTAAAACTCTTTTAGTTACATTATTAATTTTGTTGATAAAACCAGTGGTTCCTTTAAAAATAGAATCGAGTATATTGTTAAAAGCATCCTTAATATTATCCAAAGAACTTACAACTGTATCACCAGTACCTTTTAAAACTTTTCTAATATTCGCGAAAAACTTAGCAATATTTTTAGCTGTCTCTGGATTGCTTTCAGCAAAAGTAATAAACCAATTCGCGAGTCTATTGTTTAATACATCAAGAACTTCTGAAATCTCTGGAAACATTACTCTAAACGATTCTACAAACGATTCAGAGAATGTCTTAAGATATCTACTATAACTTTTGTAATCCAAAAATTCATAAAGAGCAGATCCGATTATTTTAATGAATTTTAAACCGTCCCTAGTCCATCTTTTTAACGCAGCAAAAGTAGCACTAAATAATCCAAAAGCTGAATCTAATGCAGCGTCCTTAAATACAGACAAAGCAGGAAAGAAGTGATATCTAAGAATCTTCCCTGTTTCCCAAATATGTATCTGTGCAGTAGAAAAGCCACGCGAAATTTCGGATAATGTAGTGAAAAGAGGCTGAACTAATCCACGTCTAAAGGTGAAAATTGTATCTAGTTTAAATCCACCATAACGTAAAGCTTGTCGATATAAATAATCAATATCAACAAAGAAATTCTCTGTAACAGACCTTGCTCTGAACAGATTATTCTCTATAGCTTCTGAAAGTCGTTTAAAACCTCTTCCATATGCAAACAGAAGATCAGTACTAAAGATACGCTTTAATGTAGCAACATTCCAGCCTGCTCCAATCCAATATCTGGGGCTTGCTCGTCTCAAATCAAAGAAAGCTTTTTCAACATCACTCCGCCATTGAAATAATGTATAGAATTTAAATCGTTTCCAGGATTCAATCCATCCACCAGTCATCTTATCAAAAGAAACGGCTAATCTAATAAAATCAGATTCTAATGTTCTAGTAAAAGAAAATTGTGGAAAGATAGCGATAAATTGTTTTACAATACTCTTAGCAATGCTAGTTAAAGGTCCTAAAATAGATTTTATATTAGCTGCTATACTTAAGTAAAAGACAGCAATATCAGAGCCAACCTCCTTTGCTCTTTTACTAGCTTCTTTCAAATAGCCAGCCATATTAAAGATAGCATTACCCATCTTCTCTGCGATACCTGTACCTAGTACAAATTCATTAGATAACAATCTAAGATTTGTTCTAAGAATCACATTGGCTTGTTCCAATGTTGGTGTCATAGCAGCAAATTCTTTATTCAAAGCACCTGCTTGACGTAATAATGCATTAAAAACAACTTGGGAAGTAATCTTTCCTTCCGCAGCAAGCAATCTCATTTTACCTAAATTGACATCCATTTCATCAGCAATGGCTTGTGCTAATCTAGGGATACCTTCCATAACAGAATTTAATTCTTCACCTCTAAGAGCTCCAGCAGCTAGACCTTGACCTAGCTGGATAATAGAAGCAGAAGCTGTTGCTGCATTTGCACCTGAGATTGCAATAGATTGTTGTACAATTTTAGTAACTCTTGCGATTTTATCGTTTGATACGTTTGCTTTTGCTAGTGCTCGACCAAATGACGTAAAGGTCTTTACTGTTGCACCATAACTTGCTCTAGTTTGTTCAGATATTTCTAGCAATTCTTTCTGAACTTTTAATAAATCTCTACCACGACCTGTAACCAAAGCAATTTGATTTTCAAGTCCGATAAATTCTCTATTAAGACTGTTAATATATCTTTGCGCAGCGCCACCGACAACAATACCGCCTAACACGGCTGAAAAAGCTTTTAATGCTTTTGTTGATTTTACCGTTTGCTTCTCTACATTTTGTACAGAATTAGTTAACTTATCGACGTCTCTTGTTGCTTTATGGGTTCTTGCTTCTGCGTCAATTCTAATTCCGGCCATTAGAACCCCTTGTGCGAAAAAAGACCCCACCAAGACAAAAGAATATATGTCTTAATGGGGTCGTGTTATTTCTTCGTGACAATGATGCCATTTGGTGTAACACCTGGTCTTAGAAGAACTGTTCTCTCGATAAAATGAGTTGGTGCCTGCTGAGAGGTGCCAGTATTCAACTCATCAATATATTCAACATCGTTCTCAATTGAATCAGATGTAGAATACCAACCGTCTCTAGCCTTACCCGTATCAACAGGCGTTTCTCTTTTAAGATCTTGAGTTATCTGATTAATGATTCGTTTCTGTTGTGTCTTAAAAGCATAATTCTTTTTGAATTCAATTTCTTTTAAAACATCAGAAATTCCAGATACTTTCAATTTCATAGCTCTAACCTTTTACCATCTTTAGCAGATAACATTTTACTATACATAAAAGATTGTCTGAACTTATTAATATCTAAAGTATTATCAGCTTCCTTGGGTCTGTTCACCGGTTGATAAATAGGAACAAGACTAGGAAAGATATCATAAGGTTTACCTTTCTGCCCCCAGGCAGCTAGAAGCTTAAAGAATCTGTCATCATCTCTCCAATTTACTGGTCGATTTTCAAAATAAGATAACCATTTTGTAAAACTATCATAAGATAATTCATCTTGTAATCGATCCACAAATGGATACTTTA